GAACAATAGTCAAGTTTATCTATATTTACAAATGTAATATCTGGATACCGTGTATGCATACTATTTATGAAATTAGATGCGATGAATCCACATCCACCTGTAACTAATGCATTAGGCATTTACTTTAGTAGCCGCAAATGTTTTAAGCAAATTACACACACGATCAACATCCTCAATGTCTAGACCATGGTGCGCACCTAATAGGAAACCATCCTTCATAATCGTATCTGCATTCTCAAATTCACCTAGGTACTCACGAAACGCTGGGTGTCTCGTGATATTACCCGCAAAGGTCACGCGAGTTTGAACATCATTTGCTTCCAAGTAGTTCACAAGCTCTAGACGGTGGGGGCATTGAAAGGGAATGGCAAGCCAGTTTGGGATCTGAGAATCGTCTGGGAGTGTATAATAAGAACAATCTTTCATATTTTCCAAGTACCTTTTGATATTTTCACGTCTCTTTCCTAGAAACCCCTCAAGTTTATCAAGTTGTACAAGACCAAAAGCTGCATTCATTTCACAAGCCTTTAGATGATACCCAGCTACACCATATAGGAACTTCCAATCGTATGGGATACCATCTACTGAGTGATTGAAACGCTCACTAGGTTCCTCAATATTATCCCCGATGCGCCCCCAGTCCCTAAACATGAGGGCCCTCTTGAGGTGGTTATCGTCGTTAAACATTACCATACCACCACAACCACCAGCGGTAATTACATGACTGGCGTAGAAGCTTGTAGTGCTCACATCTGTACATGGTGTGTGGGTGATAGTATCTGCAGAGTCCTCAAATAAAATCAGATCTGGGAAAGCCTCCTTAATTGCAGGCCAATCTGGAATGTTACCAATGAGATTTGGGATGAGTAAACACTTTGTAGCAGGTGTGACAACCTTTTTCAGATCCTCAACGGTGGGGACATATGAGTTTAGACCTACGTCACAGAAAACAGGTTTGAGACCTAGTTGCATGAGAGGTGCCACAGTTGTTGCAAACCCACATGCAGGTGTCACAACTTCAGAACCTTTTGGGAGGTCAAGGGCACACAATCCGAGAAGGATCGCACTACTCCCAGAGTTTACAAAAAGTCCTAATCTCTTTCCGAAGAGGTCTGCCACCCTTTTCTCAAATTCCACAGAACGATCACCAAAGCCAGCGAGCCAGCCATCGCGAAGGCAATCCTCAACGGCTTTGATTTCTTCCTCCCCATATGACTCAAATTTGTTGGGTGCATACCAAACTTTCTTAGGCATTTGTTTAAAGACTACTGTAGTCTTTAAACTATATGAAAACTGTTTTAGTTACAGGTGCTAGAGGTTTTGTTGGTGCCTCTATGATTGAACATATTCTTGAAAATACTGATTGGGTGGTATACTACACTAAAAGACCACCCAAAAAAGGTGACAGATTGGAAACAATGGACTTGAAAGATCGCGTTTTTGTATGGAATAATGGTATTCATATTGATATCATATTACATATCGCAGGCAATCCAAGTTCTTTATCGTGTATAGATAATCCACGCGACGCTATAAATGATAATATTATAGAGACTGTAAATACCCTTGAACTCGCGAGAACTTTTAAACTGTCACACTTTATTTACTTTAGTTCAGTTGAAGTATATGGTAAAAATGGAATGTGTAAAGAAGATCATATGTGTTCATCTGTAAATATGTATGGGGCTACCAAATACGCCGGAGAGCAAATATGTCAAGCCTATCATTCAAGTTATGATGTTCCATGTTCAATTGTCAGACTTAATAATACATTTGGTAAGTTCTGCCAAGAAGAGAGATTCCCGATGGTCGCGATAAAAAAATTAGCACAAGGAGAAAAATTTAAATTACATACACATAACGGTGAAATTTTAGGGAAACGATGGACATCTATATATGATGTAGCGGAAATGGTTCTATTCATACTTCTTTCTCAACCACCTGGTGGAACTTATAACGCGACACATGATTACATGACCAATTTACAATTTTTGGAGCATATAGCCAATGCGATGAACATAGACAAGTTTGAATATGAATTAGTAGAGGAAAATGTATCTGGTAGAACTGGTATACAAGATGCTCCACCAGATTTAATACGATCCCTCGGATGGAAACCATCTAAAGACTTTAATGAGAGAATAAAAGATTTTATCAACCCACCTAAACGTGTATGTGTTTTGGGATCATCTGGTTTCATTGGTACGAATATACTATCCAAACACAAAGATTGGGTGGGTGTGTGTCGTAAACACTTGGATTTAACAAATCATTCTGAGGTGGAATCATTTTTTAAGAATAATATATTTGATATTGTTATTCATTGTGCAGCTAGTATTGATCAAAAAAATCAAAATACCACATATGAAAATATTATGATGTTTGAAAATGTAGCACGGGTTTTCAAAGGTAAACTTATATACTTTTCAAGTGGTGCAGCTCTGAGAGGAAATCCACCAAGTGATCCATATGGTCTTTCTAAATGGGTCATAGATAAACGTATCCATACAATTCATAACGCACACATTTTAAGAATTTGGGGTTGTTATGGTCCGGGTGAACTCCCTACTAGATTCAGTGCAGTTTGTAAAAATGAGAAGCATGTGAGGATTAAGAAAGATAAATTATTCGCTTATACACATATTGACGAAGTTTGTAGAGTTATAGACGATGTCGTGTATACTAATTGTACTAAAAAGGAGATTAATATTTCGGGTGAATCTAAACTATTATCTGAATGGGCAGTTTTTTTTGGTGCAACATACGAAATTGAAGACGATAACGGTTTGGATGAAGCATATGTATTTAATGGTTAAAGATGTAAATATAAAAAAGAGTAATGGCTACATTAAAACAAATACGTGAAGAAGTTAAAGAAAAATTAGGTGGACAGTGGCTCAATAAATCAAATACGAAAAACTATTCTTTGAGAAAAGATGATATTAATGGGGTTGAATATTATTGGCCAGATGTGGATAGGTTTTCATTCCCACATTTAATAAAAACAGTTAAACCTGTTATATCGGAAGTCAATACGTATGTAAAAAGGAAGGGTACAGTTCTCCAAGCAGGTGGTAATTGTGGTGTATATACATTAGAATATGCCAAGCATTACGAGAATGTGTATACATTTGAACCTGATAATACTAATATGACGTGTTTGGTATTAAACACTGACCAATGCAATAATATTGTAAAGTTTCAAGCGTGTTTGGGTGATACACATGGAATGACAGCTATACAAAATCCATTAGAAATCATGGATACTGGGAGTATTCATGTTAAAACCAAGAAGGAGTTACCCGAAAACCTATTGGTGGTTGAATCAAAGGTAAATATGCCTATATTGAAAATTGATGATATAAAGTTCAACGAAATAGATTTAATTCATTTGGATATAGAGGGGTATGAATTGTATGCACTTAGGGGTGGGATAGAAACTATCAAAAAGCACAGACCTGTCATAGTCTTAGAAGTATGTGAAAACGGTCACAGTGAACGTTTCGGGTATTCTAGAGAGGATCTAGAAGATTTTTTAAAGTCTATTAATTATAAATTTATTAAAACATTGGAATCAAACAATGATAATGTATATATGCATATTGATGCTTAACTCCACCCCAACTTCTTTTTAGGTGGAACGGGTACAATCATATCCTTTTCAAAATCAATATAGGGTGTCATATTTTCAAGTGAGTTTCCAAACTCCAATTTAGGATAAATCTTTTGCGTCTCTGGTATGGGAATATCTTGTAGAGTTTTCACACCATAGGCTTCCGCGATTTTTACAAAATCAACATCATCCCCAAATACGTCACTTTTAGATGTCCCCACATATTTTGAATCAAAGTAACTATCTTGGAACTGTTTGATGATACCGTACCCACTGTTGTTTAGAATGATAATTTCAACGGGGAGATCATACTTCTTGACTGTCAGTAACTCCTGAATGTTCATTTGAAAGCCACCATCCCCATCAATGCAGTATACCTTCTTACCCGAACCAATCGCTGCACCGATAGCAGCTGGGAGTGCGTACCCCATCGAAGAGTTTCCAAAGTTCGTGAAAAGCTTTTGCCCCTCCTTGAGTATAGCAGATTGCATTGTCCATACCAAGTTCCCACCTTGGTCGGGAATGATGATACAGTCATCAGGTAGATCATTAAAAAACGTAGTTAGATAATCATACACAGCTGAGTCACCTTCACGCGATTTCTCTTCACTGTATTTCTGCTTCCATTCATTAATCTTATTGGCCCACAATCTAATACGAATTCCCATAGTGTCATCATCGCGATATCCATCAATGATAACACTATCAAAAAAAGTTTTAGCATCACTCACTATACCGTAGTCAATAGTTACACACTTTTCAGGCATTTTGTTGATTTCCTCAATGTCAATGTCTACCATAATCTTTTTTGAATGTGGAGAAAACATAGGTCCACTTCCACCAATTTGACGACTATCTAGGCGACTTCCTATGGATATGATAAGGTCTGCATTTTGAATAGCGTAATTCGCAACTCTATCTCCATAAACACCTGGAGAACCTACCCGGAGTGGGTGATCGCTAGCACATAGGTCAAATGCACCCCAAGAAACGAGGAAGGGTATCCCCGTCTTTTCAATAAACATCATAGCCTCTTTCTCCGCACCTGCCAATTTCACACCGTGACCAAACACGACAACAGGTCTCTTACTTTTGTAGAGATACTCCGATAGGTCATATTGTGGGGTCACCCGACGACTATGTGTGATGAGGTTGATATTAACATTTTCAATCGAAGACATTTGGAGGTTTACAGGTAGATCCATAAGAACCGGACCGTACCTAGGCGTTTTGAGTTCCGTTAATAATTCCTTGAGAGCACCCTCAAGTTGAGAAAGTTCTGGAACATGTAGGGACTTCTTCGTAACATCCTCAAACATCTTAGCCACGGGCATCTCCTGAAATCCAGTTTGTCTGGGGTTAGACTTGAAGTTAGAGAGGTCCTCCTTTGTGTTCACCTGCCCACTAATGAAAAAGGCTGGGACGGAATCATACCAACACCCACATACACCATTTAGGATGTTTTGAACACCCGGTCCACTAGTAACAACTACCCCAGCTGTCTTACCTGATGCCCTGTAATATCCCTCTGCAGCCATAGCCGCGGACTGTTCATGCTGAAAACAGTAATACTTAACTTTAGGATTCCTGGCAATCGCGTTTATAAACGGGACGATAGCTCCACCGGTTATTACAAAATACGTATCTATACCATTGAGGTAGAGCGTTTCTATGATGTAATCACAGGTGTTCATTTATTATGTTATGGAGCTAAAACTTTAATCATATTTCCACGAACTTCCTGACATTCCCAATAATTTTTCAAGCTCTTCTTCTTTCATATTATAACTATGCTCGTTATCGGGAAACTTTTGTAAATGAACTTCGTTTGCATATTCATTTATGGCGTTATGAAACATCTGCTCACCATTTATATATTGTTTGATAAACTTTGGTTTAAAATCCCAAAACAAACCAAGAATATCATGGACAATGACCAGTTGTCCATCCATACATGAACCAGCCCCAATACCATAAACGGGTATCTTGAGTTCATTTTTTACAATTTTAGAAACTTCTTTGGGAACAGCTTCGAGAAGTAAAAGTGAAGCACCATTATCTTCAACTTCCCTCGCTTGTGTTACAAGTTTATCAACTTCATCAGCAGTTTTAGCTTGTATCCTATATCCACCCATTCTTGCCTGTGTCTGTGGTGTAAGACCAAGGTGAGACATAACTACAGTACCTGAGTCTACAACTGCTTTGATTCTATCTGGGAAATGACCTTCAATTTTAACTGCATCCATACCTTCTTGTATAAATTTACCAGCATTTTCTATGGCTACTTGATTAGATGGTTGATAAGACATATACGGCATGTCGCCAATTAGGAACTGATTTTGAGAACCCTTTTTAACTGACCGACAATGTGTAAGCATCATATCCATAGTAACTTCATTGAGGTTCTTAATACCATGGACGGTTGAACCAGCTGTATCCCCAACTATAATGAAATCAATATTACAGTTGTTAATTATTCGTGATGTTGGGTAATCGTAAGATGTTATACCAACGCTACGAACGTTATTTAATTTATTTCTGAACAGGTTCAAAATAGTCCTTTTCATGCTAATTCAGATTCCATTATACTCTTTAAGTTAAAGACACACGCGTCATATAATATAGAACATGATAGCTGTTGTATCAGTACATGACGAAAAATATGAACCATTAGCTGAATGGACACTTCACAAAAACAAGAAGCTGTATTGTGAAAAGCATGGGTATCAACTTCACTATGCAAGTGACGGTGGAGCTTCTATAGCTGGAAAGCCTATGATGGCTAAACCTGACCCACCCATTCCAGACACTCACATTCCAATGGGATGGGCTAAAATATTTGTGATTCGGAAAGTCATGCAACAACACCCAGAAGTTGAATGGATTTTTAACACTGATACAGATGTTATGATTACAAATATGGAAACCAAACTTGAAGATATTATTAAAGAACATGCACCACCAAATATTCATATTTTGATTCCAGCTGATTGTAATGGTATCAATTGTGGTAATATGCTTATTAGGAATAATGCTGTCGGTAAAGCGTTTATAAATACGATCATTGCGGGTATGCCTGTCTATAGAAACTGGTACCTCTATGAGAATCAACTTATTCAAGATATGTTTGTGGGAAGTCATTTACGTGAAAATGGTATTACACCCGGAGGAACCATATGGGCGAGTGTAGGTAAAGTACTTCCACAGAGGGTTATGAATTCCTATGATTATACCAATTTACCGAGACTCAAGAATAGATCAGATTATAAAGATATTCTTGGGACCGATGGACAGTGGAAAGAGGGTGATTTTTTAATTCAATGGCCTTCTACAGACCTTGAGTATAGGGTTAAAGTGGCTAAAGAGACTCATAATAAGCTCTTTGGCGATCTTGACGCTCAACAGTCTTAATATGCCACAACGCGATGAGGGGTTTAGCTTCTAACATAGCCACTTTGTCTGGATTGGGTCCCTCAAGTTTCTCATGAAGGTCATTAGACCATTTAATTTCCCCGTTATTTTTATAATACCTACCTTGATAATCTGGCCAGTTAACCCACCCCATGTTATTGAGGTTGAACTTATAATCCGTAATCCAATCAGCTGTATAACCCGGGCAAATATTAACTCGTGGGACATACATAATATCTCCTTCAAATGTCTTGATATTAGCCATGAGTGCTTCTTGAGGCATCTCATCGGCATCAATTACAAAGATGTAGTCACCCGTACACTTCGTCGCGTGATAGTTTCGGTGATCTGAGAACTTCCCATCAAACTCTCTCTCATTTATCACAATCTTGTCACCATAGGATTCCAAAACTTTACGAACTTCGGGAGTCACATTTGTGGAATCAACGAGGATATTAACCTCATCATCTTCATCTTTGACCTTGAGTAGAAAGTTAATGAGGGAATTCAATTCACGATCCTCATTGCATACACAAATAGCGTAAGAAATCTTCACCATTCTATAAGTTAAAGTATTTATTCTTTTAAATAACAATGAAATATATTACATATTCTTTATGGGGAGACAATAAGGTGTATACATATGGTATTATTGAGAATGTCATAGATGCCAAAAAGTACTATGATGGGTGGATTGTTAGGGTTCACTACAATGACACAGTACCCATTGGTATTATTGATTGGTTGAAGAAACAAGACAATGTTGAAGTTGTACACCACCCGGGTACAAAGAAGAAAGCCTCAAACACTCTATGGAGATTTGAAGATCTTTTCATCAAAGATGCTGTAGTACTGTCTCGTGACGCAGATTCTAGATTTTCCAAAAGAGAAGTAAAACTTGTGAATGAATGGTTGGATTCTAATAAGGATTTTCACATCATACGAGATCACAAACACCATATGGTTCCAATCCTTGCTGGTACTTTTGGGTGTAGAAACAACTGTTTAGAGTATATAGGTATACCTGTCCCACTTCATACTATCAATAGTATACCAACACAATATATAGATGGTAAAAGTTTGATGGATGAGTTTATACAAAAGTATACAGGTGATCGGGATACATACTTGATTGACCAGATATTTTTGGCATACTATGTATACAATCATATAAATAGCAATGCATTGATACATTGTAGCCACAATGCATATGAACCATTTGCACTAAAGATTGATCAGGTTGATGAGGGTTTTGTTGGTGAAGTTGTAACTAATTCTCCGAGGGCTGCACAAATTATGGATGACAACGAAAGTAATTTCGAGCGTGTTGCAGCATATTAAAAAATAAAATACTATAAAAGAGTAAGCATGGAAAATCACGCAGAAATTAAGGATAAATGTGATGGTCTCGAAACTCGGTTAGACGAAATTGCTGCCGATATTCGGGATCTTCCATTTGACTATAAATTGGTTGAAAAATATAAAAGTATAGATGAGGATATACAAAAACTATATGAATGGTATGATGGAATGAAGAAGGTTTTTAAAAGGTACTCCGAAGAGAAGCTCCTAGTTGATAAAAAACTCCAAGAGTTGGGAACAAAAACAAAGTTTCTCAATAATGAAGTTCAAAATCTTAAATCACGAGAGTTTTCTCGTGACCAACACGCATACGACTGTTAACGATTATATCATATCCTGCGTCGGTGATATTTTTACAAAACGCAACATCTTCCGAACACATATCCCTAATCATTTTCCCATCTTCACCTTCTATCTCTATGAGAGGGTAGTTAAAGTATGGATATTTCATTTTTTCGAGGACTTCTCTACGACACGCAAAAAAACCCATACCGTTATAGGCAACTTTAATGTATTTCTTTCGTCGGTCTAAATCATTTATATCTATAAACTTGAATGTACCATGTTTTTTAAAATAATCAACATCCCATTCTCTAACAGCTGCATAATGTTTGAGATCGGTCATACGATACAGACCAGATATAACTGGGTACTTATCAGTATCTTCTATGAGTTCAATAACTTGATCGGGTGTAAATATAATATCAGAATCTATTGTTAACCAAACATCATACACATAATCACCACCTTCAAATGGTTTTTGTTCAGCACCTCGCATAACATCCAAACCCAAAGTTTTCATTCTAGAAAAAGGGACGTAACTTGAATAATCGTTTATCATTTTAATTGAATACCCCTTTTCTACCAGTGTAGAAATAGTGTGCGTCCAATTTGTAAGAAATGTACCAGAGTATTCACGACCCGGTAATGCAATAATTACCTTTTTCATCTTTATAATTATACATTTAACACTTTAAGCACTTCACTTACAGCTGGATGCCTCACAATATCACTCTCGTCCATCTCAATATGTTTGATATATTCTAGATCTAACCCATGGAGTTTATATGTCAGGAATGCCAGACCATTATCTTTACCTAAATCGGATTGTTGTAAATCACCTGTGACAATCATTTTTGTATTAGTACCTATACGAGTTAAAAGCATTTTCATCTGATTTGGTGTACTGTTTTGCATCTCATCAGCGATAATAACAGTATTATCAAATGTTCTACCTCTCATATATCCCAGTGGTTCAATTGTGATACAACGATCCATTTGATTGTTTGAGAGGTGTTTTTCAAATATATCAAACATAGGTCTTGCCCATGGATTCATTTTCTGGTCCACATCTCCAGGTAAATACCCCATATCTTCATCAACTGATACAATTGGACGTGTTAAAATGACCCTACCCCTAAGTGATTCGTGGATATGCTCTATACCAATTTGACACGCTAACATTGTCTTACCCGTACCAGCTGGACCAGTACCAATAATAATTGGTTTGGGGGACCTGAGGGCAAGCATATATTTACATTGACCAGGGGTTTTGGGGAAGTTCATATATATATAACAGTTAAAGTTTTTTCCTTATACATATATATGGAGTACCACTTTATAAAATTAAATGTAAATGGAACATATCTCAGTCTCGTGGATCCATCACATAAATCAAGGTTTATTTGTTTCCGTGATAAACCGACTGCTGGTAAATGTGTAGAATATGTATCATCATTTAGAGCGAGACATGGGGTTTGGCCGTCATTTGACATGACTCAAAGAAAGAAAAAAATAGAAAGTTCTAGTGCAAAATTACGGACCCCTGAACAAGTGATGCGTTATTTAGAAGTAGATACTTATGATCTCGATACAGTTGATAGCATCGCGGCTCGGACAAATACATCTTTTTATTGTGTATTGAGATTTGATAGTGTTACAAATAATAACATAGAAGCACTTGACATGTCTGGACAAGAAATGGATGCAATAGTTGACGAGGCTGCCTATAGGGATCTATTGGAGTATAAATTGAAATGTGAATGAATTAAGCAGATGCAATACCACCACCATCGGTATTCGCCACCGCATCCGCTGCGTTCGCCACTTTCGCTGCTACAAAATCTTGATAGACTTTACCGAGGGTCTCTTGAGAAGTGATATTTAATTTAATTGTTGGTTTGGGGAGGTCGTTGCTGTAATAGTAGAATATGATGAACACGATCATCTGACCAACTGCCATTTTCATTTGACCATCATCATTAACTCCGTCACGGCCATTACCTGGAATTACTTCAATAGTTGGAGGTGTTCTACCCGGCACGTTCATGCTTAATTTACCGGTAGTAGTATCAAAAGTAATCATTTTTTTCATATAGTCTTTAAGATTTTGGGGCCCCTCCCCCTCACCACCCCCCAAAACTCTGGTTACATTGAAGTCTACTGTACCTGAATATATATCATCAATAAACTTTTGAATGAAATCGTCACCTTGGGCGTTTGTGATACCGATCAACTTACGAGTCTCGTCAAACTTCTCTTCATAGAGACAATTTTGTGTTCCATCTGCACACATGTTTGTTTCAAAGTTGAATGTAGTCTCAAACTCCCCATTAGTACCAACACTACCACCCACTGGGTCAAACACATAGTTCATCTCAGTAGTTGGGGTAATATCACCACACCAACTTGGGTCACTCTCACGACCACGACATTTCCCCTGTCTGGGCATCGCGATGTAGGTTTCTGTTCCTGAACTTTGAGTTTCAAATGTGCTACCCTCATCTGTGATGACGATCACATCACTTGAGGATCCCGATGTGGGTCCTGGTGTGGGTTCAGTTTTTTTAAAGTATTTGTCATATACAAAGTATCCGCCAATGGCTAGTCCCACCATCAACACTAATATGACTATAAAGTAAATTATACCCGGATCCATTGTTTATTATACTGTAATAAAAAAAACATATACTTAAAACCAATATCACTTATACATTAAATATGTGTGGCATCATAGCCCTCTTCGGTGAAGAAGTAGAAGTTTCACCTTACTTACTTACTCACCGAGGCCCAGATGATTACCGTACAAAAACTCTAGGTAAATGCCGAATGGACTTTTACCGCCTTGCGATCAATGACCTCACTGATGCAGGTATGCAACCCTTCATACAAGATGATCATATGTTGATGTGTAACGGTGAGATTTACAACTATCGCGAACATCTCACTGGTACTGAAAAGAGTAAAAGTGATTGCGAAGTTTTAATTCCCATGATCAGAGATTATGGTATCATGAAGGCGATGGATCACATCAATGGTGACTTTGCCCTTGTATACACTGATGGAAAGCGCATCATGGCTGCACGTGACCCCGTTGGAGTGAGACCTTTGTTTTACACACGTTATGCGGATAATTCAATTGCATTTGCAAGTGAGGCCAAAGCCCTTCTTTTTCTAAACTCTAAAATTGATATTTTCCCCCCCGGTCATATTTACGATTCATACATAAATGACTTCGTGTGTTATCACACGGGTTATTGGAAGGTTTTTAAACACACTAGCCATGAGTGCCACGAACAATTGAGGAACACGTTAGAGAATGCTGTACATGAGCGCATTAACAACACTGAACGTGACACAGGGTTTCTCTTATCTGGTGGTCTAGATAGCAGTTTGATTTGTTCTATTGCAGCTAAAAAATTAGGAAAGATCAAGACGTTTTCTATTGGTTTAGAGGGAAGTCCAGATCTAGAAGCTGCCCGTAAAGTTGCAAAGTATCTAGACACTGATCACACAGAGGTAAAATTTACTGTGACAGAAGGTCTTACACATTTAAATGACGTTATTCATTCACTTGAATCATATGATACGACTACAGTGAGAGCGAGTACTCCAATGTGGCTTCTATGCAAGTATATCAAGCAG